CAAAAATTAGAGAGCAAATGAGAAAGGATGGAAAACTTTAAAAACTTTCTCACACATTTGTTAGGAAAGACAGACAAGCATGGTAATCCATATACAAAAATAGGCGGAAAAAAATATTTAATAAACCCAACAAAAAATATTACAGTGTACGGAACACATGGACATCCAGCATATACGAGGTACCCACATTTGAAACCGCAACCAACAGATGCACAATATACAGAATGGAAAAAATGGTTTGCTTGGAAACCTGTAAAAACTATGACCGGTGAAAAGGTTTGGTTTAAAACTATCTATAGAAGACGTAGAACCGTACCCTGGACTCCACCTAATTTTCCAGTAGATGCTTTAAATCAAATACAATATGCGGAATGGGAAACAATATTAAATTTAAAAATGAGGAATTAAAATGTATCAATTTACAAGTGAAAGTGTAAGTTCAGGACACCCGGATAAAATAGCAGACAGAATATCCGATGCTGTTGCAACTTATCTAATAGACGGAAAACTTAATCACAGAGCCGCAGTAGAAACTTTAGTAACTACCAATATGGTAACACTTGCAGGTGAATACAAAAGTGATAAGTTCGATAAAGTTTATATTGAAAAACTTGTTAGAGCAATAGTAAGAGACATTGGTTACGAGCAAGACGGATTCCATTGGGACAAATTAAAAGTTTACAATGAATTACATGGACAATCACCAGACATTGCATTAGGTACAGATAATTTTGGTGCAGGCGATCAAGGGCTTATGTTTGGATATGCTTGTAGCGAAACTCCTAGTTTAATGCCTAGTGCAATTTATTATAGTCATAGGATTTTACAAAGACTTGAACAAGAAAGACGTTCAGATGCTACTTGGCTTTTACCGGATAGTAAAGCACAGGTAACTATGAGTTATACAGACGTTAACTCTCCAGTAAGTATAGACAAAATAGTATGTAGTACACAACATGTTGAAGATCTAAGCATAGACGACGTTAGAGAGCGTGTAGAGAGCATTATTAGAGACGAAATTACAGAATATGATTTAAGTAAAACTGAATTTTTAATAAACCCAACAGGTAGATTTGTTATTGGAGGACCAGATGGAGATACTGGACTTACTGGACGTAAAATTATTGTTGATACTTATGGCGGGTATGCTCCACATGGTGGGGGTGCATTTAGCGGTAAAGACTGTACTAAAGTCGACAGATCGGCCGCATATATGGCTCGCTATTTGGCAAAGAATATTGTAGCCAGTGGTAAAGCAAACAATGCTACAGTGCAATTAAGTTATGCTATTGGTGTAGTTGAACCTACAAGTGTTTATGTTTATGCTGACGGCAAAGTTAGATCAGACTTAGCATATGAACTACAACAACTTGTTGATCTAACACCCAAAGGTATTATAGACAAATTTAATTTATTTGATCTTGATTTAACAAGAACAACAAACTATGGACATTTTGGTAAGCATGATCTTCCATGGGAACAAACGGATTTAGAATGGACAGCATAAAAAATGATATAAGAACAGTACAAGATTTTCCTATACCGGGAGTACTGTACAGAGATATAACTAGCATATTAGAAGATCCAAGATCTTTTAAAAGTGTAATGCTGTCAATGTGTTTTGAAGCACATCGATTTAATCCTGATGTAATTGTTGGCATTGAAAGTCGAGGTTTTATTTTTGGTACACCTTTAGCAGAAAAATTTTATTTGCCTTTTGTGCCTGCAAGAAAACCGGGCAAGTTACCTAATGAAACAGTCAGCAAAAGTTTTGATTTAGAATACGGTTCAACAGAATTACACATACAAAAAATATCGCCCATACAAGGTAATATTACCATTGTAGATGATCTTATTGCTACTGGCGGAACAGCACTAGCATGTGCAGATTTAATTCACCAACACTGGAATATTCCTAAAGAAAATATTCAAATTTTGGCAGTAATAGACTTGCCCGATTTAGGAGGAAGTGCTATAATAAAGGATAGCGGATATAACGTTAAAACTTTAATTGAATTTGAGGGTGAATAATGGCTAAACAGCCACAGATACCATTAAAAGATGTAATGGCGGCTATCGATAAAAAAGATAGATCGTTTTACAGTCGCCTTAATGATGAGCAGAAAAAAGCATTTAGTGCATGGATGATGATGCGTTATTGTAGCAGTGTACAAGGTAGAGATGCCGCAAATTATATCTACATGACTAACGAACTTGTTAATCATCAATTTATGGAAGTTAGCAAACATCCAGAATTACAGTGGCTTTTACTTAGTGCATGTGGTGTAGGAAAAGTACAGTTTCATCCTTACTTAAAACCGCCAAATTCAAAGAAGAAAAAGAATAAAGTTTTCGAGTTCATATATAGTATTTTCCCGCATATGAAAAGTGAAGATATTAACGAATTCATTAATATTAATACCACTGAAGAATTGAAAGAATTAGCAGAAGCACACGGATATGACGACAAATCAATCAAAGATATCTTTGGAAAATAACACTTGCAAATGGTGTGAAAAAACTTTTGCAAGTGAGCGTACTCTTGCGGCTCATATGTGTGTTAAAAAACGTAGATGGGCAGATAAAGATTTAACGCACATAAGATTAGGTTTTAGGGTATTTCAAATGTTTTACGAATTAAACACAACTGCAAGTAAACCTAAGACTATTGAAGACTTTATTAGAAGTCAGTACTATGAAGGCTTTACTAAATTTGGTAGAAGTTGCTTAGTAAACGAATATCTGAAGCCAGAACAATTTGCAGAATGGTTAATAAAGAACGGCAAAAAACTAGCAGATTGGAGCAAGGATAAATTATACGACGAGTATCTTTTAGAATATGTAAAAAAAGAGCCTGGCATGAAAGCATTAGAACGTAGCATAATTTATTTGAATTCGTGGTCAGAAGAAACAGATAATAATTGGAATGAATACTTTACTAAAGTAACAGCACCAAGAGCAGTACATGATTTAAGGAGTGCTAAAATAAGTCCTTGGTTATTATATCTAAGTGAAACAGGAGATCAATTACTGGAAAAATTTAGCGATGAACAAGTAAAAATGATTCAACAAATTATTGATGCAACATTTTGGATGAAAGTGTTTGCTCAAAATAAGGAAGAAGTTAAAGAAATTAAAAATACATGCAAGGTAGCAAATTTATGAACGTAAAAATTATCAGTTATAGTCAATCACCACAGTTTCCTGGTCGAAGTGAATCAGCATTGGATCTGGTAGCATACTGTGCAAGAGTAAGCAATCCAGACAATCAAAACAACAGAGAAACTAGTGAGAAACTTGTTAAGTATTTGATGAAGCACAAGCACTGGTCACCACTTGAAATGGTTTCAGCATGTTTGGAGATTGAAACAACTAGAGATATTGCACGACAAATTCTGAGGCACAGAAGTTTTAGTTTCCAAGAGTTTAGTCAGCGTTATGCAGATCCAACTGAAGACTTGAGTTTTGTCATGCGTGAAGCAAGATTACAAGATCCTAAAAATCGTCAAAACAGTATTGAGTTAGACTGGGAAGACGATGTAAATGACGGCATGAGAATAGAGTGGAATAGGCGCCAGCAAGAAGTAATTAACGCCGCCACAGACGCATACAGATGGGCTGTAAGCAACGGTATTGCCAAAGAGCAGGCAAGAGCAGTGCTACCAGAAGGAAACACTGTGAGCCGCATGTATGTAAACGGTACACTGCGTAGTTGGATTCATTACATTGAATTACGTGGTGCAAATGGAACACAAAAAGAGCATATACAAATTGCTCATGCAGTAGCAGATGTGATTGCAAAAATATTTCCTTTAGCAGAAGAATTTAAAGGAAAAGAGATATGAAAAAACGTGAAGAAATGTTGGTCATTACTATGGAAGAATGCGGAGAGCTCATTCAGGCTTGTAGTAAAATGATCCGTAGTAAAGGCAAAACAAAGTATTTGCGTAATTTACAAGATGAAATTGGTGACGTTATGACCATGATTGAGATAATGAAAATGAGTGGTTTGGTCACTGATGAACAAATAGCAGACAGAATGGTTGAGAAAAAAGAAAAATTAATGAAGTGGAGTATGTTGTTCAGCGATGAAGATTGATTTTGATGTAGACATTGATATGGCTAATAGAGATGACTTTCTCAAGTTAGTAAATGTCACACCTGCAAGTATTGAAAAGGATGGTAAGTTTACCAAACACAATACTGGTGTTTATTTTCAAAACATTCCAAAGTTTCCACTTGAAGGATACAGCACAATAGATCACAAACAAGCAGAAAATGAAGGCTGGTTCAAAGTAGATGTACTGAATAACAGTGTGTATGCTGATATCAAAGATGAAACTCATTTAAATAAATTGCTAGAAACAGAACCAATGTGGGAATTGCTTGAACACAAAGAAGTAGTAGAGCAATTATTTCATATTAACAATCATTATGATATTGTGCAAAAACACAAACCTAAAACAGTAGAACAGTTAGCAATGATACTTGCAATGATAAGACCTGGTAAGAGGCATTTGGTTGGAAAGGATTGGAAGGATATTGAAAACGATGTCTGGGTAAAAACTGACGATTACTTTTTTAAGAAAAGCCATGCTATTGCTTATGCATTAACTATTGTGGTACAACTTAATCTAATTGTAGAAAAAACTGTTTAATCTACTTTTTTAACTAACTGTATTCCTTTGCGTTTGATTCTCTTTTTAAGCAAATTTTGTAAAGTGGTCATCGGACCAAATAAATGTTCTACATCTTTAAAAATAAATGTTCTTAAGAAAGGTGCATACATTTTCATTTCATGATGCAAGAATACATCTATTGGTATTTGTCTATTAGATTCCCACCACCATGTTTCACCTAACTTAACAAATTCTTTTCTTAGTTCAGTTGTTGGTATTTTTTCTAAATCATAGAAGGTTATGATTTGGTTATCGTAGTTCACAACTATTCCAATGTATTCATTATCTGAATAGGTGAGCCCTGTTAAGAATGGAAATTTATCTTTATAGTCCTCGAGCATAAAGTTATTTACCACATAGACAGATAAATACATGTACAGAAAGAGTTAAATATATGAGTAATGGCGATCACAGATTATACTTATACGAAAATCAAGTGGAACTTGTGGTTACCACTGACGCAATCTATGTGGATAATAGACCTATGAACAATAAAAAATTAGTAGCCCATAAAGGACTTAACAACGAAATTATCTTTAATATCAGAAATAGAGATAGAAAACTGCAAAATGTTTTTAGTGATTCTCTAGTAGCATATCTTGTAAATCCTTATACAAGAAAACGTTTGCTTACTAAAAGGTTAGAAAACACGTCCGAAGTAGGCATAGTAAAATTAACCTTAGCAAAAGGCGATTTACAAAATATCAGTTCAGGGTTACACAAAGTTTATATTACTAGAACAACTCAAGAAAACGAAGATTTACCGTTATTTTCTAGTCAAAATAATGATGTAAACTTTGATATAGAAATCACAGACGAAGCATTTGTAGAGCCAGTGCCAACACAAGAAACTACAGTGATAACACAGATGGCTAACACCACATTAGGTGCAAGTGCAAATATTTTTGTTAGCGATGCAATGTACGGTAATTTAGATAGAAATTTTCATAACGCACAACACAGCATCGGTATGTATGTTTCTACATTTACGGGAAATCTAAAAATACAAGCAAGTTGTCTTTCTGGAGTACCAGATACTGATCCTAGCAGTCATGACTGGTTCGACGTATCAAATATTTCAACCACTGGTGCAAGTAATATTATTCACAGCACATTTATTGTAAATGCAAATTGGGTAAGAGTATTAAGTTATCCTGCAGATACAGACAGCAGTTTAGATAAAGTAGTTTTAAGAAACTAGTTGACAATCTCTTATTTTCGTCGTATAATAACAACATGGATATAGACAACCTTGTTGAAAGTGTACATCATCTCCTTCTCGGAAATTTGCCTGTAAAAACAAGCAAAACTCCTAGCGGCTGGACAACAATGGATTGTCCTATGTGTAGCGATAAAAGAAAAAGAGGTGGTGTAATTACAGACGGAGCAAAAATTAGTTATCATTGTTTTAATTGTAACTTTACAACTGGTTGGTCATTAGGTCCAGGATTAGGAAAAAAATATAAAGATTTAGTCGAAAAACTTGGTGCAAGTACATCTGATATACACACAGTACAGATGGAACTACTTAAAAATGCAGAAATATTAGAGTCTAATGACACTAATATAGATTATGTTTATAATTTAGCAAAATTTAAAACCGTAGATTTACCTGCAAATGTGTTTAATGTAGAAGAGCTACCAGACAATCATCCTGTAAAAAATTATGCAGTAGAAAGGGGATTATTAGGTCTATATCCATTGCTTTACTTT